TCGATACCCGAGTATCTGGCCTGGCGCGAGACATCGAAACCCGAGGATAGAAATGCTGATTGATGAGATAAGGGCATTGCCTACGGAGATGCTGGCGGCCGAAGATACCGCACAGATCGCTGCCGCCCTAAACGTGGGCAGGACCGCTGTTTCCGACTACTGGCTTACGGATCGAGGGCTGGTGGCTGATTTGGTGGCATCGACCGGATCGACGGAGATGTCGGATTCGATCTTAACCAAACTCGATCAGGCCGCAACCGCCTCGCGCTCGGTCAAGGCAATCACGAATAGGCTCTACAACGACCCGACCGGGATCAATTTTGGCGAGAGTGCATTACGTGGTTGGATAGCTTCGATGACTCCGGGCCTGTTTACCGTGCCCGAACGTGATGCGCTTTTGGGACTGGCTGTCAAACCGTCCTCTGTCAGCGTTGACCAGATCAATGCGCTGTGCTGGTCGGAGAACGGAGTCTGGCAGGTATGACAACCACATTCACCACCACGAAAACGCCACGGACCCTGATTGCCATTGGAACCAGCAATGCAGCAGGAGCCACCACGTTTGGGACACTTGATCAGCGTGTGGCAAATGGTGGCCAGTTGACCATCAAAATCACCAACGGGGCGACTGGACCAACGGCACAGGCGACAGCGACTGTCCTGATTGCGCACAACTCCGGTGCGACACCAGCCGCCGCCGTGGCCGGTACGGATTGGAAAACCCATGTTGGGCCATTGGGTGGGGGCACCGTAGCCAATGCCGTGTCCGAATTTTCGATCCCAATCGACCAGGCCATCATGCACATTGAAGTACAGATCACCGGCAATACTGGCCAGGCCGTGACCTGTGAGGCATATCTAAGTGAGATTACAAACGTAGTAGGAAACTGATGCTCTCGCGTAAAGTGCCCTGGAGTTGCCAGCCTCCCTGTGGGGTGCTGATCAACCCGCGATATGGGATTCCGTTCGCCGGGTTCTACGGGGACGATTTTACTTCACAACCCACTTTTCTTGGCTATTACGCGCAAAGCGCAACCCCGGCTGGATTCGGCGTAGTCGGGACGCCGACTGCATCAAATAATACCGCCGGCATCTCTATACCGGTGTCTGGGTACAACCCCGCCACCCAGGATGTCATGATCATCGCGGTCGGGCAGGCATCCGGCGTGATAAGCGGCGAAGGTACGTTGTGTGGATTATTTGCATCAGCGCATGCCGATGGGCATTACATTCCAATCTCGACAACCGGGGCCTCCGCAAAGTCGTTTGCAAATAATTCCGGATTTACATATGCATCGGTCACGCAGCCGTCTGGAATTATGAGAGTGGTGGCCAGGTTCAAAGCAGCAGGAAATGGGCGGTCTCTATCGGTTAATGGATCGCCAGTTGCGACCGATTCGACTGTTCGGCTGCCCGCCTATCCCCCGGATATATTCTTGATCGGAAATTACATAATCAATGGTAACAGTTATTACAGCGCTCTGAATGGGTGGGCATCAATGGCCTTTGCATTGCCCTATTCGCCTTCAGATGCCGAGATGATGGCCCTTTCGGCCCAGCCGAACCTAATTTTTTCACCCTGATCCATGCCTGTACGCAGACTATTTTTTGCTGCGAGTGGGTCCGGAATAAGCGTCTCGTCGGCCACCACGGATGCAACAGATGCCCTGGCATCGAATATCGGCGTAATTGTTGATGGCCATTCGGCGGTAACGGACAGTTCTGACGCACTGATTTCAAATGTTGGCCCGGTTGTCGGTATTACATCGGGCACGACGGATGCCGGTGATGTTCTCGTGGCCAACGTTGCAATAGGCGGCACGATTTCGGTATCTAGCGCCACGATTGATGCGCCCGATATATTGGCCGCATCTGTTTCGCCTACGATTGCTGCATCAAGCTCGAACTCGGATGGCTCTGACAGCCTAAACGCGCAGGTTTCGCCCTCCATCGGAGTCAGCGGAGCCACGACGGACTCCGGTGATGCGCTTGTGGCCAACGTGTCAATAGGCGGCACGATTTCGGTATCTAGCATTACGATTGACGCGCCCGATATATTGGCCGCGTCTGTTTCGCCTTCGATTGATGCGTCAGGCGCTACGACGGATTCTCCAGATAGCCTAAACGCGCAAGTATCACCTGTAATCGGGGCCAGCGGGGCCACGACGGATGCTCCTGATGTGCTCGCTGCATCGGTTTCAACGTCGCCGGTCGCGTTCTCCGGGGCGCTCCAGGAATCTTCGGACATCCTGGTTTCGTACGTAATTGTCCCGTCATCGAATCACGGCGACGCGGGAGAAGATTGGAAATATGAACGAACCTGGAACAAAAAGAAACGCGCGCGCCAGATAATCAAGGAACTGATAGAGCAGCCCGAGATACGAGAGATTGTTCCTCCGGTCATCGCGGCCGAGATTCGGGGCGCGATTCAGGCACCCAAGATCGACTGGGAAGCGTTCTATGCCGACATGGGCAAGGTTCAGAAACTGTTCGACATAGCCAAAGCCAAAAATGACGAAGAGGAGGAGGAAGAAGCCCTTTTAATGCTTCTCTAAATATGCGATACAAACAGATCAAAGTTGACGGGAAATGGGTTCTTGAGCCAATCGTAGATAGCTATGAGGCAAAATCCCCAGCCGTACTGGGTGACTTCGCGCCTTACCAGTCCCAAGTTACCGGAGAGATGATCGAAGGCAGGAAAGCCCATCGGGAACACCTTAAGCGCCACAACGTAATCGAAATCGGAAACGAAAAGATCACTCCGCAAGCCGCACGACCTGACCGGCTCAAGGAACAAATTGCCCGTCAGGTCTACTCTAAATTGCGTTACTGAAAGGAAAAATCATGACTTTAGCTGTCGAGCTTGTGAATGCTCACCTGCCGCCTGTAACCGCCTCTATGATCGGCGGAGTTCCGTCCACCATTGCAGCGGCGGGAACCACCCAGGGAACCGCCGCATTGATCGGCTCGTCTGTTGTGAACGTGACCGGAGCCAGCGGAACGAACGGCGTGATTCTGCCCGCTGGGATGCCTGGAGACACAGTTACAATCTATTCCTCCGCAGCCACGAATGCCCTACTGGTTTACCCGCCCGTGGGGGCCGCAATCAACGCTGCAGCTACGAATGCCGCTTACAGCCATACCGCGCAGACGGTGCACCAATTCAAGTGTTTCTCGGCGGCCATCTGGCTGGCGATTTAATACCCAACCATTAATCAACAAGGCACCTTCGGGTGCTTTTTTTTGGAGTTGAGATGAGCGAGACTACTCTACGCGATACTCTTGCTGCAGCAGTAGAAGAATATCAAAGCCTTGGTAATGAAACCGAGTCCGAATCGGCGGAACGGAACCGGGATGAACAAGGACGATTCAAGGCACAGGAAAAAGAAATCCAAGAGGAAATCAAGGCCGAAGAACAGGTCGTCGCTGAACAGGCAACCGAAGAGACGAAACGGGTCATCCCTCGTCCTACGAGCTGGAAAAAGGACTACGAGAACGACTGGGAAACGCTGCCCGGTAATATCAGGGAATACATCCTGGAGCGCGAGGGACAGTACGCCAAGGGAGTTTCCACCTACAAGAACCAATGGGATTCTGTCGCGCCGATCTACGAGGCCATGGCTCCGTTCCTTCCGGAACTTCAGCAGCACAACATCAACCCGTCGCAGTGGATTCAGAACCTCGGTAACGCGCATCGTACCCTGGCGCTCGGAACTCCAGACGAGAAGTTGCAGATGTTCGCTCGACTGGCGACGGAGTACGGGATCAATCTGGAAAGTCTTGCCGGCCAGCAGTACAACCCGCAGTTCGGGATGTTAGCGCAAGAGCTGAGCCAGATTAAGAACCAGTTCACCCAACTACAGACCCTTCAGCAACAGCAGGAATATGCCAAGCTGAATAATGAAATACAGGAATTTGCAGCAACGGCTCCGCACTTTGAAGCCGTCAGGGACACGATGGCCAACCTCCTACAGAGTGGCATGGCTACCGACCTGAAAACAGCCTACGAAAAGGCCATCAGACTCCATGATGATGTTTGGCAGAAGCAGCAGGAGGAACACTCCAAAGCTGTTGAGGCCGAGCGCATGAAAGAAGTCCAGGCCAAGAAGGCAAAAGCAGTCTCCCCGAAGTCAGCAAGCCCTACAGGCGCGATGAATAGTGGAACTGGCAAAAAATCACTCAGGGAACAGTTGGCCGAGTCGGTCGAAGCGTCCCTTGGTGGACATATTTAATCTCGGAAAAAGGAAACCATTATGGCCTTTGCGAACAGCCAAATTTCCGACATTATCGCCACAACCATTCAAAATCGCTCCGGCGAACTGGCTGATAACGTCACCGCAAATAACCCACTCCTCCTGCGTTTGAAGCAGAAAGGGAATATTCGCCCCTTCTCCGCTGGTAACGTGATCCTGCAGGAGATTATGTACAACGACACCACTACGGCGAACGTGAACAGCTACTCCGGATACGAAGTGCTGAACGTTACCCCGAACAGCCCGATCAGCTCGGCGCAGTTTTCCATTGCTCAGTATGCCGCTGCGGTAACAATCTCCGGCCTGGAAATGCTGCAGAACAGCGGCAAGGAACAAATCATCGACCTGCTCGAAGGCCGTGTGAAGGTCGCCGAGGCCCAGTTGATGAACCGGATTGATGCCGACCTTTACGGTGATGGCACGGGCAACAACGGTAAGAACTTGACCGGTTTGGCTCTGGCAGTTGCGGATGCGCCGTCCGGTACGACTTACGGTGGCATCTCCCGCTCCACCTGGACTTTCTGGCAGAACCAGGTTTACTCCGGCACGACCAACGGCGGCGCTCCGGTTTCGGCCGCCAACATCCAGCAGTACATGACCCAACTGGCCGTAAAACTGATCCGGGGGAACAATAAGGCCGACCTGATCGTTGCCGACAATAACTATTACAGCCTGTATGTAAATTCACTGCAAGCCATTCAGAAGGTCGCTGACCCCGAGATGGCCGGCGCAGGTTTCGCTGCGCTGAAGTTCTATGGCGGCGGCACGGCGGCTGATGTTGTCCTGGGCGGTGGTATCGGTGCTCACGCTACAGCCAACCACATGTGGTTCCTGAATACGGACTATTTGTTCCTTCGCCCGCACAAGGACCGCAACTTCGTTCCCATTGGTGGCGAACGGCAATCCGTCAATCAAGATGCGATTACCAAGCTCATCGGCTGGGCTGGCAATCTCACCTCCAACGGTCCGCAATTCTGCGGCGCGTTGATCGCCTAATAGGAGGATCACATGGCATATCCTATCGTAAATATTCATGGCATCGATTTGGTGAATACCGTACTGGCCTCTGATATCTCGTCCGGCGCTCGGGTGGTTCCCCATGCCGTTGGCACGGAAGTTTTTGGCTCGGACGGCAAGATCTACGTGTTCGCCAAGGCTGGTGGCGCGATCACCGCTTCCACCACTGTATGTACCGTCAATGCTGGCACCTTCTCTGCCACCAGTTCTGGCGGTTCGTACACGTCCCCGGCGACCGCAATGTCTACGGGCGATTATGGCTGGTTCAGCAAGGCATCTGTTTAATCCTCGCTCAACGAGTGGAAAGGGGCTTCGGCCCCTTTTTTTATGGGTTTTCCACATAGAGCCCATAACAAAACTCAACCACTTGAGGTACATAAATGCAGACCGAATCCCTTGCTGTACGTTTCTATTCCAAGCCAATGCAGAATGAATTCCTTTCATCGCGCGAAGGCAGACCCATTCATTACATGGCTGACTTTGTGCGGATCGAAATTCCCGGAAATTCGACCTCGATCATTGATACGTTCGTGAACGAAGGCCACAAAACCCGCTTCCCGATTGAGTGGGCGCAATACCTCAACGAGAAGACTGAAAGCGATTCAATCGAGACGCAAGGCACGCTTATTCGAGAATGGCCGTTGCTGACTGCCGCTCAGGCCACTGAACTTCGCCACTTCAAGTTTTATACTGTCGAGCAGATCGCCAATGCATCCGACAGCCAGATCATGTCAATCGGCATGGCCGCCGGTATGGCTCCTTATGCGTTGCGTGATAAGGCCACGGCCTATCTTGAAAATGCCAAGGATTCAGCACTGGTACAGTCACAGACCGAGGAGCTGCGCAAGCGCGAACAAGAGATCGCCGACCTTAAAGCACAGGTCGAACGCCTGGCGCTGTCGTTAGAAGAACAGAAGCCGAAGCGCGGAAGACCGGCCAAAGAAGACGAGAAAGCCGACTAAATGCAAACACTGCTTCAGATCGTACAGCAGGCCTGCGGGGAAATGGGCCTCAATGCGCCTAACTATGTGATTGGCAATACCGCCTCCGATACGGTGCAGATGCTGGCCCTGTTGAATGGCCTTGGCGGTGATCTGAGCAGGGAATTCGACTGGCAAGCGCTACAGAAGGCCTACACATTCACCACGACCGGAACGGCCTCTTATCCGCTCCCAAGTGACTATGATCGGCAAATTGATCGTACCCACTACGATAAGTCGAAACGGTGGGAAATGCTCGGTCCCGAGTCGCCGCAGCAATGGGAGTTTCTGACCTCCGCGTATATCTCGGTCGGGCCACGGCTACGTTACCGGCTGATGGGCAACGCGCTGAATGTCTGGCCTACGACCAACACCGGTGAAACAGTAGGTTTCGAGTACATCTCGAACGCATGGGTTACGGCAGCAGACTCAACGGCTAAGAGTTCGTTCACGCTGGATACCGATGTCTGCATTTTCCCAGATCGACTGATGATAACCGGGCTGAAGCTAAGGTATTTCTCGGTCAAGGGCTTCAATACCCAAGAGTACCAGGCCGAATTTATGCGCTATCTGTCTGTTGCGAAATCGAACGATGCTGGCGCTTCTACCCTGAGTTTCGCTCCCAAGCAGTCTAGCGTCCTAATCGGCTGGGAGAACATCCCTGATTCTGGATATGGCCAGTAACCCGTTTTCGCTACCAGCCCCGGTTGGCGGATGGGACGCCAAGAATTCTTTGGGAGAAATGCCGCCCGAAAATGCGGTCTTTCTGAATAACTGGTTCCCGCGTCCGTCCGATGTAATGTTGCGCAATGGATACCGGAAGTTTGCTACAGGCCTTGGTGGCCAGGTCAACGCGGTAATGTCTTACAATGCCGGGGCCAATACGAAGCTGTTCGCCGCCTCTGGCGCGAATATATACGATGTTACCTCCGGAGGTGCGGTGGGCGCTCCGGTGTGGACTACCGCAACCTCGGACAAGTGGTATCACACCAACGTCGCCACGCCGGGTGGGAACTTCCTCTATTTGGCGAACGGCGTGGACAAGCCGCTTCTGTACAACGGAACCACCTGGACGGCCATCGATGGGTCCTCGACTCCTGCTATTACAGGCGTCACAACGACCCTTCTAACCCACCCTTATGTGGCCAAACAGCGGGTATGGTTCATCGAAACCCAAAGTTTGCGGGCCTGGTATTTGCCAGTCATCTCGGTCGGTGGCGCGGCGAATTCGCTGGATTTCGGCTCGCTTTGTCGCCGGGGCGGGTATCTGGTCAGCATGGCCGAATGGACGGTGGAAGGCGGTTTCGGTATGTCCGATTACGTTGCCTTCATCACCTCCGAGGGTGAAATGCTGATTTACTCCGGGACTGATCCTTCCAACTCGGCCGCTTGGAGCCTGCTCGGAATCTGGCATGTTGGCTCACCAATGGGGCGGAAGTGCTTTACAAAATTCGGGTCGGACTTGCTTCTGATTTCTCAGGAAGGGCTGACCCCGATGAGCCAGGGCCGGTTCTTTGCTGAATTGGGAAATAAGGGATCGCTCACCGACAATATTCAGTGGGCAATTAGTGCGGCCACCTCGCTCTATGATTCTAATTTCGGTTGGCAGGCGATATCCTACCCGCTGCAAAATGCCCTGCTTCTGAATGTCCCTGTCGCCACGGGTTTACAGGAACAGTACGTGCAGAACACGGTGACCGGAGCGTGGTGCAGGTTCACCGGCTGGGCAGCTAATGCTTGGGAAATGTCGCTGGATCAGATTTATTTCGGCGGAAATGGCTATGTCGGCCAGGCATGGTATGGCACCGACGACGCCGGGGCACAGATCAACGGCGATGCCTTGCAGGCATTCAACTATTTCGGGCTTCGCGGAAAATTAAAACGATTCACCATGATGCGCCCGATTGTGTCGTCGAATGGCCAGCCGGCCATTTATGCCAATGTAAACGTTGATTTTGATACTACGGCACCAAGTACATCTCTCACCTACTCGGCACCATCCGGGTCTGTGTGGGGTACGTCGATATGGGGCGCTGCAAAATGGGGCGGCGGCTCTAATTCCATTTATAAGTCGTGGAATGGCATCAATGGCATCGGCTATGCTGCCGCGCCTCGTTTCATGTGCGCGGCCAAGGGAACGAGCGTTAACTGGATTTCGACGGATATTGTCATGGAGCCGGGGGCTGTACTTTAATGATTGTCCAAGGTCCGGAAGTCGCTGCATGGGTTTACGAGGCGGTTGGGTCTGCTATAGGCCCGAATACCGTAGGACTCGGCTATGTCAAGAACAAAAAACTAATCGCTGGTTTTGCATTTGAGTCATACAACGGCGTAAACATCGTTGCCCACCAACGGCAAGACGAACCCGCGCCTAAAGGGTTCTGGATCGCGGCGGCTGACTATTGTTTCAATAAATGTAACCTAAAGCGCGTAACCGGCATGGTGAACGCCAGCAATACCAAGGCTATCCGGCTCAACAAGCACATCGGGTACGAAATAGAAGGCGTGATGAAGAACGCGGCTGATGACGGCGGCGACATAATCATCATGGTTTTATGGCGCGACAAGTGCCGTATTTTGAACTGGAAATAATATGGGTAAATCATCCGCACCTCCACCACCGGATTATGTAGGCGCAGCCAATGCAACGGCGGCAGGCAATCTAGAGGCGGCTCAATATGCAGCCCAGGCGAACCGGGTAAATCAGATCACGCCCTACGGGAATCTGACCTATTCGACCGACATGCCGAACGATCCATCGAACGTCAATGCCCGGTGGACGGCGACGCAAACCCTTACTCCGGCACAACAGACAATGCTGGATCGGAATAATAACCTGTCCATCGGTCTATTGGGTACGGCGAACAACGGGCTTCAGTATGCAAATCAGGTCCTTAGCAGGCCTGGTGTCGATATGTCATCGCTCCCTTCGACGGGAATCAACCCTGGCCAGTCGTATCAAGACGCGATGATGGCCCAACTGCAACCTCAGATCGACCGGTCGAATAATTTCCTTACTGCACAACTGGCTAATCAGGGAGTCACGCAAGGTTCCGAGGCGTGGAAAAACGCATGGCAGCAGCAGGACCAGAATAACAACAATCTATTAGCCCAAGCCACGACGTCGGGAATGAACATGGGATTGAACGCCAATAATCAGGCATTCAACCAGCAGGCCTACAACCAGATGCAGCCCATCAATATGATTAACGCATTGCGCACAGGCTCCCAGGTTCAGACGCCTAACTATGTCAACCCGGCGCAACAAGCAACTACAGCCGGTGCCGATTTGTTGGGTGCGACAAATGACCTCTATAACACCCAAGTCGGCAACGTCAACGCGCAGAACGCACAATCTGCGCAGACGACAGCGGGCGTAGGCTCTCTGGCGCTTGCCGCGGCAATTTATTGATGACACCTGAACAGTTCGCAAGCGAAAGACTACCGTCCCATTGCGGCACAGGGTGCGGCAAGTGCTGCAATGTGGGCGGTACAGACCGGCTTGTGGTTATGACTCTCACCGAAGCGCAGGAAGCTGCAAAGATAAGCGGCAGGAAACTGGCAATACACAAACCCCTGCGCCATGCAGTGCGTGCTTCAGGCTGCCCGTTCCATATTGATAACCAGTGCAGTATCTACGATGCCAGACCAGCAGGATGCAAAGCCTATGTATGCGATGGCGGTGACGACCCGTTCATGCAGCATCCAGAGTTTGCGGCCTTCATGCAGCCGATTTTAGAATCGGCAGATGAGCCAATTGCAGATGTTCGTGATTTTTTTCCAGAGTTGTTTGATTCGATCATTGCAAGACACGAACGGATCGCGCTGCAATTTTCTGGCGGCAAGGATTCAATTGCCACGCTGGAAATGATGCGCCCCTATTTAGACAGGATAACTGTCTATTGGCTTAATACAGGCGACCCATTTCCAGAAGTGGTCGAGGTCGTTGATAAAGTCAGGCGTAGCGTCCCGAATTTCATAGAGATTGACGGGAAACGGGATGCCGTTATCTCGCTCCACGGGATGCCATCAGATGTGATACCTTATTCTTCCACCCTGACAAGCCACAATCTAAGAGTAGCCGAAACCGTTCTATTGCAGGATAGATTCTCCTGCTGTTCGCGTGTCGTCATGCAGCCCATGCATGAGCGGATGATAAAGGACGGAATAACGCTGATTATTCGTGGGCAGCGGGTTGAGGAAACATTCAAGGGTACGGCCCGCTCCGGGGATGTGCTAGATGGCTTTGAGTTCCTGTATCCGATAGAGGACTGGAGCACGGA